TGTTCCACCCTGAGTTGAGTATTTTGATTTCATTGCAAAGATAAGACCAGTAGGTCCACTCATTGGCTGAACGCCAGCGATATCATAAGCAATTAAGTTAGGCATAGCTCTACGAACTAAAGAGATTAATACTGGATCAAAAGTTCCGATATTACCACCACCAATGTTATTTGGTGCTGCAGCTTCAGAAATATAATTTCCTTGTGCTTGTGCTCTTTCTTCTTGTAGACTTACCTCTTGGTTTTCTAACAATCTAGCTGTAACAGCTTTCTTGTAGTTGTCTTGGATTTCTGGAGCTGACTCATGATTGAGAACAGGACCCCACTTTTCCATTAAGTTTTTGTCTGCGTTAAACATTTTTTTATTTTCCCTTATTTAGTGAAATTAGTTATAGCTTGTGTATACTGACTCATAGAATCTGAAACGTCTACGTCGACTGTTCCTTCTCCTAGTAAGCTGTCTACTTCATCAACTGATTCAGTAACGTCTTTAGCGAAATATGACTCTTTAACAACTTTAACTTTCATTTCAAAGTTATCCTTGTTATCGAATTCGATATCTTCTACTAAAGATGATAATTTCTCAGCTTCTGTTTCTGCAAGCCCTAAAGATTGTTCTCTTACTACTGAAGCTCTTTCGTGAGATTGAACTGCATTATGTAGTTTGATATTATCTTCTGTGGTTTTGTTTAAAGTATCTTCAAGTTCAGTAACTTGTTCGTTGAGTTCATCAACTAAGTCAACTTTACCTTCTGGTACTTCGATATAGTGTTCTTTGAACACTGACTGTAGAGAAGTCATAAACTCTTCAGCGATTTCAGTCCTAAGACCTGTTTCAACTTGTAGTTTATTCTCTTCCATCCATCCTTCAACTACGTAGTTAAGGTATGAATCTACCTTTTCTACTAATGAAGATTGAACTTCAGATACTTCTTCTTCTAAATTTTGCGCATATTCTGCTTCTAGTCTCTCAACTTCTTCGCTTAACTTACTAGTAAGTACTGCTTCAAAAATTGCTGAGGCTTTTCCACGGAATCCGTCTGAAAGTGTTGCTTCCTCTTTGATGATTGCGTCGATATCTTCGTCAAAATCCATTGACTCAACCTTTGCTTTCGCTTTAGGTTCTGCCATTTTGCCTTTAACAGCATTAGCTGCATTAGCTCCGGTTTTTAATGAATCTGCTTCGCCATCAATAGTAACTAACTTTGCAAACATCTTTTGCGCGTCTTCTTTTTTTGCTGCTTTTAGCATATCTACTGCTGCTTGAATTACTCCAGCTTTAGTTTTAGGGGTTTCGACTTTAGGAGCAGATTCTTTCATCTCCTCTTCTTCGTCTTCTTCAACCTCTTCTTCTTCGCTTTCGTGCTTCTTCATAGCGTTGACCTTTTTCTTGTCATTGCCATAAGTCTCTTCTTGCTTTCCCTCGTCTAAAATATTTTCATTTTCAACAAGCTCTTGCTCAACTTCAACAGTTTCTACTACTTCTTCAGCGTTATTTAAAACGTCGTCTGACATAATAATAGTCTCCTATGATTTTAGATTTAATTTAGAGAGGAAATTCTTAAAAGCTCTTATTTCAGCTTCTTGCAGATTTTTGCGAGGAGCGCTTCTTATTTCAGTCTCAATTTCTTCAATGTCTTGTTGACGAATTAGCCCATTATCCCATACCCATTCAACACCTTCCATAATTCCGTTGACAAATGCCGACGGAGCTGAAGGGTCTTGAACAATATCTACAGTTGATAACATAAAGTCATCTCCCACATATTGAGCGCCATTCTTCGATACAAGACTTCCCATACCACGACTTGATACACCAAGCTTAACTCCACCCTCTAGTAGTCCCTCGACTATTTTTCCCATTGGGGTTTTAAGTATTGATGCCTTTCCTACAACATCATTTCCCTGCCAATGCAGATCAGTGATTTTGTGTGAAACTTTATCAAGGTTTACTGTTGGTCCTTCTGGATGATTTAACTCTCCAACAGCTCTCCCTGTTTTAACTTGTTCAGTCATATATTTTTCTACGGCTTTTTCCATAGTTTTCTTTTCGTATATACGACCATTTCTGTTCTTTTTATTAGATTGCATAAATACACCTTCGATAAAATAGCTTTTCTCGCCATCTTTCTTAGCTTCACATATTACATCTAAGTTGTTTTCTACGTATTCTGTTATTAATTTCATTTAGATACCTAGTAGTTTTAACATATCATTTGCTGCTTTTTCGGCTTCTTTATCTGTTTTGAAGTCGTTATCAAGAAGTTCGTTATCTACATAAACTGCAAATTTGTTACCCTTTTTAGTAAGGATAACCTCTTTGTCTTTTCGTTTACCAGCTTTATAAGACTTGACTTGTTTTTCGCCGCTTTTAAGCTTAACTTTTTCTCTTAATTCAACAAATGATAGCACGGATTATTATTCCTCGTTTGTATTTGAATCGGCTTCTCGCTGATTCATGCTTGATGCTATTTCTATCTTTCTAGCATCCATAGCGGCAGTCATTTTATCTGCCATTATAGTATTAAACTGTTTACTGGCATTCACGTTATCGCCATTATTTAAGTTCTTAATCAATTCATTTGTACTCATTTTTTTCTACCTTGTTTATATATTTATAAAAACGCTTGTCCCATTAACCATTCCATCGAGGGTCATCGCCATCTGGTACTTCGTTTTCACCATCTTTATTCTCTTGATCGATTTGTTTTTGCATTTCTTCAATTTCATCGTCTGAGAATCTTAATACGTTTTTACGTATCCATTCATTTGATATGTATTTACCTACATACTCGTCAAGAGAACCTAGCATATCAAATCTTTCTCTTAACATTTCAGATTGTTTTAACTCTGAAAAGTAGTTGTCTTCTATATAATTAAAAGCAATACTTTCTTTCCATGTCTTCCAATCTTCTTTGGTAATAATACCTTTAAGTAAGAGTTGTGTTTTAAGTAATTGCATGAATAAATCAGAAAATCTCTTTCTTAATCTATCAACAAACTTCTTAAACTTAACTTCGTCTCTTGTTATCTCGGATGTTCTTCCAAGACTAAACTGAGCTTCTTGTTCTAATCTATTAACTGGTACATTTAAAGACTTATATAGTTTCTTTTGAAAGTATACTATATCATCTATTTGACCTAAGTTTTCTCCACCAGGTAATGTTGATATTTCAGTTCCTCTTCCACCTTCTCTTCGTGGTAAGAAGAAATCTTCTAACATACTCATATGTTTTTTATCGTCTTTAATATCACCAGTGTTAGCATCATATACTAACTTGTTTCTATACTGATTCATAATACCTCTTAGGTATTCTTCAGCCTTACCTTTAGGTAAGTTACCAACATCAATATAAAATATTCTACGTTCTGGAGCTCTTGATATCCTATAGATTACCAATGAGTCTTCCATCATTCTTAATTGGTTAACTGGTTTTAATGCTTTATGTAGATAAGATAAGATTCTTTTTCTACCTGGGTCCATTATACCAGATGTACAATAGGCAATTGCTTCAGGAAATATCTTAACTCCTTGCTCATTACCTAACATTTGTTTGTCTTCAAATACAAAAAACTCTTCTTGATTTGTTATAACCTTAGCACCTGTCTTAGGGTCAGTTTTTTCTTCGATCTCTTTCACCTTCTTTAATTTGGTAGGATCGATATAACGTAACTCTTGTATACCTTTTTTAGGATTCTTATTGTCTATAATAATATGATATGGTAATCTACCATCTACATACCATTTTCTGTATATGTCATGAGCATATGCATTAAAGTTTAAAAGCTTTAATACTTCATCAAACTCATATTTAACTGCTTCTTTTAATTTATCTGAAATTTCTAATTCATCTAATATAATATTAACTGGAGCCTCATCATGGTCACCAACAATTGATTCATTAATAATATCTTCAATAGCAGCATCGCACTCTGGCTGAGCTGATATGTCTCTATACTTATAAATTAATTCAATTTCATTCTTGACTTTGTCGCCATCCATATCGATGTAAGCGCCAAAGTGACCGCCTGCTTGAACAACGCCTGCGCCATCCTCGTCAGTCTTAGGTACAAAGGAAGGAAGAAGCTCCTTGCTCTTTGCTGTTTTTCTATTGATTTCGAAACCAAAAAATTCGGCCATTTTTATTCCTCACATTATCAGAGGGGACATTATATCCCCTCGTCTAATATTATTTATATACCTACGAAGTAGTGTCTGATTCCCAATATTGTACTTGGAATTCGACTGTGAACTCTTCAATAGTATTTTCTGAATCATAACTCACTTCTATCTCAGAAATGTTAGTAGGGAATAGACCTCTAAAGTCATATCTCTTAGTAACTTCTCCGCCTTTGTTCAATTGTTCAACAATTGCATCAGCTTGATAGTCAGTAGGATTTGATAATCCTGTGTTTGTGTTATTATTATTAATACCATTCATCCAACGTTCCATAGCATTACGAACACTGAAATCAACATCGTTAATTACAGTAATTGTCCACGGATCAAATGTTCTGTCACCAGCAATTTGCAATGTTCTACCTCTGAATAATACAGGGATAGGTGCAATTATTGATGCAGGCATTTGAGCTGTTTTACACATGAAAGATGTTTGTTCAACATCACCTTGTGCATAACCTGGATAGTTCATAGTTACCTTGAAAAGGTTGGACCTTGCTCCACCGCCTACTAGTTTTGATTTAAAATCATCTACGCCTAATATTGCCATTTTCTAATCCTCCTATGAACCTGAAATCTCGGAGAATTCAACTCCGGATCTCGTTGCTACAAAGCTCAGTGTAATGAAGTTAATAGACCTGTTAGGCTTGATAAAGATATCAGCTACAAATTTATTACCGTCAATGACTGCGCTAGTGTTGTTAGTGTTATCACAAACTACTGAAAAGTCTGTAAGTCCACGTCTACCTTTGACGTCTCTTAAGAACGGTTCAACTAAGTTTCTGAACTGTGCTCTTGTAAATTCGTCGTTAAACTCGAATAGTTGCGCTTTAGCTGCTGTGCTAACCGCTTTTTCTAATGCGATGAAGAGTCTTCTAACATTAATTCTATCAAAAGCTGAAGGTCTGCTTAATAAAGTTTTGTCACCAAATAATATTGTACCTTGTCCAGGTAGTGATACTAATGGATTAACTCTGCCTTTATATAAAGCGTCTCTTTGTGCTTTAGTAGGATTATATGCTAATTTAGTTATGCCTAACAATTGACCTCTATTTACGCCAGCTGGTGAGAACCATGCATCAGCTACTGAATCAGTATTTGCGCATAATCCTGCGTGATGACCTGCAGCTCCAATCCATCTATATACGTCGTTATATTTGTCGTATACGTAAACTGCGCCTGAGTCACATGAAGCGTAAGAAGTAGATGTTAATGCGTTTGCAAAAACTAAAACATCAGTATGTGGTGCTGAAGTATTTACAGAATCATCAATTGGTGGCGAAACAAAAGCCATACAATCTTTACGACTGTTGACAATTGATATTAAATCGTTTGCAATTGTTGTTGAACCATCGACATCAGGAGAAGCAAATAATAGATTTACATCTACTGTTTCTGCGTCTTCTAATAAATCATACCCTAATGCAATTTCTCCAGTTGTTGGAGCGTTATCGTCTGTTCCACCTGAAAGTGAAGCTTCGAGAGCTGCTGTATGAGTATTAAATTGATTACTACCTTCACCTGTAGTTACTACTTTAGCATCAGCTAAAGTAAATCCTGCTTCAGTTAAGTTAGTGTCATGGTCAATCCATCTAATATAATTAGACTGATTGTTTATTACATCTTTATAATAGTTAGTTGTGCCGTCGTCTTTCTTAGCGTCTGATGCTTGAGATAAGAAACCAAAAGTTTCTAATATAGTACCAGCTGTTCCTGTAATAGCTCCGTCTTCATCTATAACAGCTACATGTAGTTCGTCATTACTGACTCCTACTGCTTCAGCTGCTGTTGATGTTCCTGGTGCGCTATCGAAGTTTTCAGCATAGTCCCAGTTAGTATAAGTTGTTATACCTTGTGAAACCATAGATACTTTAATGCTATTACCCAGTACTCCTGGATGTTTAGCTGCCCAATTACCAAAAGCTAGACTTCCGTCTGCATAGTTATTCACATAATCTTCATCATTTTTTATCAGCTGTCCTGTACCTTGTGCGGTCGCGTTCTTATGACCGGAAGCTACTCGAACTACTTTTAGAGCATTGCCATACTTAAGAAAAGATGCTGCTACTAAGAAGTATTTAGCTGTGGAATCGTCTGGTGAACCAAATGTTGAAGCAAGTTCGTTTTCTGAACCTACTGTAATTACTTGGTCAACAGGACCCCAGTTGAATGCTCCTGCAAATCCACCAATACTGGTTGATACTGCTGGGACTACATTCGTAGCGTCGATCTCATTGACCTGAACGCCTGGTGATACTTGAAATGCCATCGCTTTGTCCTCGTTGTTGAGTTAGTTAATATGTCTCATAATAAGAATATTCATACTTTTATTTATAATAAAATGATATCCATCTACCAAATGTCCTTATCTTTGAACATTTCTATGAATTGTTTTGTAATACCGCCAACATATCTTTCAATACCTTGTAAGCCTGGGTTTGAATTGACTTCTAAACAATAAGGTAAATCTTTCTCTCTATTATCAGCTGGTAATAAGTCTATACCAGCAAGTCTTGTTCCAAACACTTGAGCTATTCTTAATGATTCTTCTCTTTCTTTATCTGTAAGTTCTATTTCTGCTGCCTCAGCTCCAAGCGATACGTTACTTCTGCCATCGCCTGAAATAACTTCTCTCTTCATTGCACCAAGTATTTTACCTTCGCATACAAGAACTCTTATATCATAATCAATAGGTACAAACTCTTGTATTATAAGTGGTAAGTTCTTATTATATAAAAGAATCATTTGAACTAAAGCTCTTAAAGATCTCATACTTTCTACAATAACAACACCTACACCAGTTTGAGTACCGGTAGATGATTTAAGTACAATTGGAAAGCTTGTCTTTAATTTTTTAACAGCTTCTTCAACTTCAGATGAATGTGTTACAGCCACTGTTTTTGGAGTACGTATTTTATTCTTTACCATCTTAAGGTAACTAAGATATTTACTACTGCATAAATCAAATGCTTCAGTATCGTTAATTAATGTATAACCAAACATCTCTAGGTTTTTCATTTCATCATACCAGTTACGATTACCAGTAAATCCTATTGTTCCTAAACCTCTTGGCATAATTAATGTTTTTTCTGGATGTATAAGTATTGGCTTTTGTTTTTCTTTATTGCCTTTATCATCTGGCATTATAACAAGACCGTCCTTATCAAACGCATATGATGTTAATACATGGCCATCTTTTGTCTTAGTAATTTCTAACCCTGGAAAGTCTACAGTATATACTTTGATACCGAGTTTAGCTGCTTGTTTTACAAACAATAATTGATTACCTGAATCTTTAGAATCAGTATCTCTTACGTGCGCCTGTGAATGCGTAAGTATTAAAATTTCGTATTTCATATGTTATTTCCTGTCCATTCTTGCTCGAACCAAATGTTACCATCATCGTCTTTAGTATATTTATCCTTTTCGTAGTTTCCACTTTCGACAAAACCGAAAGGTAACATATCGTCTTGAATAGCTTTTAATCTTTCTTTATAAAGCATATCTTTCATATCAATATTTGTCAATGATTCAAATACATCAGTTGTTGTAAACCATGCAAAGAGTACTAAGTTCATCATAAGATCATCATGATTTGGAGCAATAGCCATATAACTATTCCCTTTACTTACAAATGTACTCATTTCTATTATGGTTTGAGCATCATTTATTTTAAGCTTACCTTGTTCAATTAAATCTTTTACAGTAGAACAACCAATACGCTTAACTCTTCGTGTCATTGTAGCACCGAGAGCGTTTGCTTTAATAGATGATTCTACAAACATGTTCTCATATTCTAAATCGTAATATAAACCATTACATACAACTCCACCTTGATCGTTACTTTCTACAACAACATAAGCTTCATTATATAGATTAGCATACTTATATATAATATCTGGTAAAAGCATTGGTGATATATTATTATCTCTAAAAATAGCAACCTGTTCAAACGGTTGTTTACTTACATCTATTATAGTAAATGTGCTATAGTCTTGGTTTCTACCTTTAGAAACATCAACACACATTACATATTCAGCCTCTTTTTCTGGCTGTGAATATATCATAATATTCTCTTTTATAAACTCTGGCTCAACACTTTGCTGAGCAAGTAAGTAATTTGCACCTATTAATGTATTACCTCTTCCATGAAAGGTATTACCAAACTCTTGTTCGAACTGTAATTCAGATGTATTTGCTACAGTTTGTTGTTTCCATTTATCATCTCTTCCTGGAACGTCCCACCAATCAACTCTAAATGGTTTAAACTCGTTTGTTTTCTGAACAGCGCCTTCCCATAGTTTATGATATACATTACCAATACCATTTGCAGTAGATGTTATAACAATCTGAGTATCTTTACCAGCAGATACTACAGGATATGTTGATGTATAAAACTGTGCGTCATTTTCAACAAAAGCAAACTCATCTAAAAACAATAAGTTAATAGACAAACCACGAATAGAACTACCACTTGTAGCTGCAGCTATTATCTTAGAATTATTACTAAATTCAATACTACCTTTATTCAAAGCTTTACAACCAGGCTGTAAAAAGAATGGTAGGTTCTCTAATGCCAGTGTTATACGCGATAACATTTCTCTTGCAACAGCGCCTTTATTAGCAAGTACTGCAATAGTTTTTTCTGGATGAAATACAGCATACCATAAGAGATAAACAACAGATGATATTGACTTACCACTCTGTCTACAAGCTAATACTATAGAAAATCTATTTGATTTAAAATGATCGAACATTTCTTCTTGATATGGATATAGATTAAATGGTACTAATCCTTCGTCAAGCGATATAATTTTTACGTAGTTACGCGCAAAGTATGATGGAGAATCCATACACTTCTTATATTCGATTATCTCTTCTTTAGTAAAAGATGTTTGAACGCCATCTCTCTTGACATTTGGGTTACCTAAATAACCAAACTCATTATTCTTTATTGTCTGTTGCATCGATCACATTATCTTTATTTAATAACATTCTTTGTAAGTCAGTAGTACTACCCACAAACATATTATTATTTGTCACAGTTTTTGCTTCTTCTCTTTCTTCTTTAGTCAAATCTTTCTTTTGCTTTTGCAAATCCATAAGATTTTTAGTGACATCACTTATATTCTTTATTGTTTGCGCAAGAACTTCAAATGCTCTTGGATGTTCTGATTCTATAGCAAGTTCAGATAATACATCCATTGACCTTGTTCCATTATATATTAGGTCCTTATAAGTCTTACGTGAAAAGTCATAATCATCTTTTATGTCTTTATCTATTTTGACTGGTCTATCTTTTTTAATAGTTGGTAAGTTCTTCTCTAAACTTGCAGTCATCTTTTCTTTCTTATCCATTATCCACCTTCAGTAATTGTAGTAGTAACAGTGTAATCATCTGCATCATCAGTACCACCAACAGTAAAGTCCATTTCCTCAAATGTTCTTCCTACATTATCTTTATCATGAAAGTCTAAGTTAACTTCACGTATTATATTTTGGTCTGCTGTTGGACCGAAGAATTTCATCTTCATTGTAAAATCTAATTGATATATAAGTACTCTTCTTTCTGAAAAGTCTCCTTCATATTGGTCATCAATAGCAACACTACCAAGTATTACTGATACATCTTGTTTATAATCAAAACCTGCAACCGGAGTTATTGTGACATTATATTCTGGTTGAAAGAATGGTAAAATTTGTTCTACGATTTGTAGTCCATCATCTTGATTTTTAACAAGTACATATAAAGACATACCTATATCGTATGAAGTATAGTGTTTAATTGTTTTCTTTTTAGTAATATCTGAACCATGAGTTTCTGATATTATATTTCTCTTCGCACCTTTTTGAGTTGGGTCTAATGTAATACCTGTAATCTCGAATCCCATCCTTGGTAATTTAATCGCCATTTGAGCGTCAAATCCAGTTTCTTGGTCAAGACGAGCTAAGAATTTTTGTTTAGGTCCATAAGCTAATGGTACTCTTGTTTGGTTTAATACACTTCCATCAGCGGCTTTTCTCATAACCTTTATGTTATTAAACAATGTACCAAAGACAGCTACTGACTTTCTCATTGTTGCGTGATAAAAATGATCGCCAAACATTAGTAAGTCTCCGATGGATCGCCAAATGGATTTGATTCAGAGAAATCAATAAATCCATCAGCCTCTAATTCAAAATCAACGTTTTGAGCAGCTTCATCAGCAGCCCAAGCGCTTCCAGTTGTATCTGTTACATCACTGTAAATAGTAGCTACTGTTCCAGTATTAGTAGAAGTTCTACCTGTTATCGCACCGCCAACTGTAAATTCTTTTGGTAATGATGAACCAGATGTTCCTATATTAGATACCCATAATTTACTTAAAATATCTGAAGCTTTTGTTCTTTGTTGTACCTCACCAAATACTATAACTGCTGGAATATCTCCGTTTGCTGGAGTTATAACTTGTTCTATTATTTCTCCAACTTCAAAATGATTTCCACTTGTAATTGCGATATCAATTGGTATTTGATAAGCCGCTTTTGCTGTTGCTTCATCAATTGATGTAACACCAGTTTCGAAATCTTCATCGTTATACTCAAACAATTGACATTGCATTTTATATACTGGTAAGTTAGATAATTGATAGAACGGGGAATCATCCTCTACGAAAGATATTTCGAAGAATGAGTTTGTCATTGGTAAGAAGATTAAATCTCCTTCTTGAGGTCTTGGATCTGTTACGTTACTTGAGAAAGCACCAACACGTGTTTCCCATCTTCTTCTTGATACAATAAAGGTTGCATCATCACGTATTTCTAAACCAAATTTAGAATATAAATCGCCTGAACCTTCAAACCCTTCAGTATTTTCTATATACATTTCAAGAAGATATGCATCATCAAAACTTGAAGCTGGGTCTTCGCCTAATATATCATCTCTATTTACAAGCGTACGTGGAATGTAATAGACATCTTGTCCATATATTCCTAGTGATTCTATTATCAGGTCTTCGTATAAGTGTTGTTCACTTTTAACGGCCTGAGAAAAGTATACATTTCTCGGCATGTTTTATCCTGTCATGAAGTCGACTGGCTGTTCCCAGTTAAGTCTAGCCTCTTCTTCTAATTTTGTTATTTCTTCGTTTGCGTCATCAAATATTTGACGTCCATTAAATGTTACACCGCCTGGCATAACCATTCCTTCGAATTTAATAAGGTTTGTACCCCATTGTCTTTTGATTAATGCTGTTGCATATCTCTTTAAGAAATAATCGTTATATACTGCAGTATAAGTGTCTGGGTCTATTATACGATAACATTCAACTACTAAATAATCTCCTACAACAACTTCTTCTGACCAATCCATAAAGATATCGATTCTATTTTTATGTCTATCGAAATTAATATGTTTTTCATCTGAATCGATAACAACATCTAAAAGAGATAAAAACTGTTGTGACATAACGTAATCAGTAAGGTTACCCATAAAGCCAACTGAATGAATATCATTTAAATGTATTTGATATCTTATATCGAACATATCAGTTGATGTTACTGAATCTCTTATAGGCATTACTCTTACAACATCAGTTATTAAATTACTTGTTGTAATGTAACCATTGGTAATATCATTCTGAGTTACTTCGTGCTTTAAGTAAAATTTTTCAATAGAATCAGCATGATAAGTTTGATAGAATTGTAGAGCTTCGTCTATTCTATCATCTATCTGATCTTCATCTACATTTATTTCAATTACAGGAGCTCCGAGATTACGTAAGCAATAATCGATAAGTGTTGTTCTACTGTTTGGTGCTGCCATATTTATTTCCTATTATAATTCTATTTATAATAGTTATCCTTCTAATGTCTCTATTCTAGTTTTTAAATCTTCTATGATTGTTTGTTGTTCTTGTATTGCTTTAGTTAAAAGAGGTACAAGTTTAGAATGGTCTATCTGTTGATATACAGGTCTTGAACCTGTTTGTGACCATGTTTGACCTTCCTTACAAAAATGTTCATACACTTCTTCAGATACTACATCTCCATCAGAATCGGTGATTGTTCCTATAGGCTCTATGTGGTCTTTTTCGCCACTAACACTACTTGGAACTAAATCTGAAACTTCGTGTGCTAAAAATCCTTGTACTTCATTTGATGGTTTGCTTATAAAATTAAACTTAGCTGGTTTTAATTGTTTTAACAATGTAGTCGCATCCCAATCATAATTAACATTTTCTTTTAATCTGTAGTCTGAAGATGTGTTATAAACAACACCCGTTCCTGCATCTGTTTGTTGTACTGACCCAATTCTACCATTTCCGCCACCTTGCATATCAATAAAGGTAGCATGAGTAATAGGGTCTGCATCTCTAAAATATAATTTTAATATAGTATTACCAATCCCAGTTGATACATCCATATCTTCTATAACAACAGTTCCATCAGGTGTTGAATTTTTAGTAAACACTGCTGCATGAGCATAATTGTTATGAGCATAGGAATCATCTCCGTCACCAAAATATAATGTTCCTCCACTATCAATAGCTCCTCTAAATGCTCCATTAGTCGCAAACCTAATAAAATTTGTACCTGCTGCTTCTAATGTTAATGCATTGCTTTGTGCATATAAAAATCCCTTTGATGCATTATTGCTATATTTGTATTCTGTTAGTCCACTTCTACCTGATGAACCACCTAAACTTAAAGAAGTAAAATTTGTGCCTGATACATATGGCGTTGTTTGACCAATCCCAATATTGCCGTCTTGGGTAATAGTCATATGGGTATGAGTTGTTCCTGTAGAATCATCATACCATTGAAACTGACCATTATCAGAATTTGCTCTAATCTGAAATCTATCATTAGTATCTGAAAAACTATTAGTATCAGTAAATGATATACCAGGAGATGTGGTTTTAATGTGTATCATGGTTTGCGGGTCTATCGTGCCAACACCAATTCTGCCTAAACCATCAATAACAACTTTTTGTACTGAGCTAGAACCACCTTGTGCTGTATTAAAAGTAAAAGCGCCTGTTTCACCTGAAGCACCATATGCAACAAATCTTGTATAACCACTTACAAAATCCATAGAACCTGTAGATGTTCTGTCATCAGATAAAGCACCTGTAGTTGTTATAGCACCTGCAACTGTAAGTTTTTCTGTTGGACTATCTGTTCCAATTCCAACTTTACCAGAGCTATTAATAGCAAAGTCTCTTCTTCGTGTACCTGCAGCACCAGCAGCATGATAATTAACTTTATACTCGCTATCACCAATGAAAACTTCAAAAGCGCCTTTTGAATTATCATCAGTTTGATGTCCACTGCTGTAATAGTAGTTATTTGAAATATAACCACCACCAACAAAATTACCCATATTCAAATTTGTGGTACCAGCCGACCCTTTAAGAACTATTTGATTTGTTCCACCATTAGTTACTAAAAGTCTTCCAGAAGAATCTGGTGCACCGCCTATGCCTACGTTTCCATCTTTATCAACGATCATTCTGACAGCAAAATCAGAATCATCTCGTGTAAAGAATTCTAGTTGTGCTTCTTTTGCACTTACATCAGACCAAACACTTCTAATGGCTGAACCATAAGCTGAACTAGAACCTGAATAATAACCACCAAAGTTAATTGCACCGTGAATATCATTATCAGCTGGACACGTTGTATAATGCAACAAGTCTATTTGAGCACCACCGGCTCCTGTATTAGTTGACTCAACTCTTATTGCATCGCCAGTACCTTTTATTGATAATAAACCTAAAGGGCTATTTGTTCCAATTCCGACATTACCATCACCTCTTATTCTCATAAGACTATTATTATTATAATCTCTAAAATCAGCAGAATATGTAGATGAGTTATTTCCACCTTTAACAACTAGCCCTGAGCCAGTTGAGCTTTCGGTATTACTTAATTCAGCTGCCAACCCATTCGCAAGACTTTTTGTAAGATAAACTCCTATAGCACTAGAAGCGTTTACCCCAATTCCTAAGGTAGTATTAAGCCTTAAATCACCTGTGATAGTCCCACCAGCTAGTGGTAGTTTTGTTGCTATACTATTTGTTACAGTTGTACTAAAATTAGCATCATCGCCTAAAGCTGCGGCCAATTCGTTTAAAGTATTTAATGTACTCGGTGCACTATCCGCTAAATTTGCGAGTGCAGTAGTTACATAAGCCGTTGAAGCTAATTTAGTTGTATTGTCTGAAGCTGCTTGAGTTGTGGTGGTTCCAGTAATGAGCCCAGCTGAATTAATACGCACTGTGCCTG